TTACATTCAAATCAAATAGTAAAAATTATAGTTACGTAGAAGTAAAATCCGATGATTCGGTAGTGAGGACGGCAGAAAAACAGGTTATAAGTCCTAATGCTGCTGTAGGCATATATTGGTATAAAAGCGGCAAAGTTTTTGTAGAATATGCTAAGGAAATGATTCAAAAAAATATACGGACTAATGGAGAATTTTTCATTTGTCCATTGTATAATATTTTCATAGAACATAACAAGAAAATTCTTCACACACCAGTAGAAAAAATGCACGTATTTGGTACTCCTGATGAATTAAACTTCTTTGTTAATAATAGTTTGAGAACTTGGCCTAATAAAAAGCATACAGTTGCCTTATGCAGTGACCATTCTGGATTTGATGCTAAAGAGTTGTTTAAAACTATATTATCAGAAAAAAGAATAAGTTTCGTTGATTTTGGTGTATATGATAAAAACATAGATAGAGATTATTATGAATATGTCAGAGCTGCTACCGAATCTGTTGTAAAAGGACAATGTAATTTTGGATTTGGATTTTGTAGAAGTGGACAGGGAGTAAATATTTGCGCAAATAAAATAAAAGGAATACGTTCAGCCTGGGTGAAAGATGGATATTTGGCAGCAATGGCAATACGTCACAACTGTTGTAATTTCTTTTCTATTCCTTCTCATTATGTAAATTGGGAAGACATGAATGACATATTTCTTGGGTGGAACCATTCTACATTCGATGGAGGCAGACATCAGATAAGAATATCGAAATTAGAAACATTATGATTTTTGATAACGTTATAATATTTTTAAATCAATGGCCAGACATGATTTTAAATATCATTGATGTTGGTTGTCATAAAGCCGGATTTTTAAATGGATTTAAACCCAAAATAGAAAAAGATACTTTTTGGATTGGAATTGACGCTTGTGATTTTAATGTGAGAAGAAAATTTAATGTATTTGTAAATAAAGCCATTGATAATATTGAAAATGACCAAGTTAGAAAATTTAATGAATATGTGGAATCGGGTTGTAATTCTCTTTTACCTATGAATATGGATATACTCACAGGAGATAATTCCGAATATGACAAAAAGTGGTATATAGGAAAAACGAAAGAACAATTGACCATAGTAAGAGAGCAAAAGACTACAGTAAGAGATGTAAATGTTACATCATTACATTCTGTTCTTTCTTATATTCCCCGATTCAAAAATGATTTAATTCATTTTGTAAAAATAGATACTCAGGGAAATGATATAAACGTAGTAAAAAGTATGAAAGAATATAGAGATAAAACTATGTTTATTCAAATGGAGTGTGTATCTAGTCATAATAAGGATATCGTATTATATAAAGGACAACAACTAATGGAAGATGATATAAAAGATATGGATGAATTGGGATTCACGGTATATGATTTTGTAGATTATAGTATAAATAAAAATGCGCCGCCAGAAGCAGATGTAGTATTCTACAACAAACGATTAGTAGAATTAGAATGAAAATAGATAATATAAATAGGTTTAAAGGTGGATGGTTTTTGGGTAATTTTGAGCCTTCGTTGTTAAAGAGTATGGATTTCGAAGTGGCGCACCAACATCACAAAAAAGGTGTAAAATCTACACCCCACATTCACAAAATATCTACAGAATACAATTACATAGTAAAAGGTAAAATTAAATTAGGAGCAGGAAAAGGTTCATTGATTTTATCGGATGGTGGTATTTTTATTTATGAACCATATGATGTATCAAATGTAGAATTTCTTAAAAATACCGATCTGATAGTAATCAGAATTCCTTCCTCTCCGGGAGATAAATACGAAGTATGAGAGTAGCTCTTTGTTTAAGTGGACAACCAAGATTTGTAGAAAAGTCGTATCCTTATATCTACAATAATCTTATCGTTCCCAATTGTGCAGATGTATTCTTTCATACTTGGTTTTCCAAAGAAGATACAAATAAAACTTATAGAAATGATACTGGATGGACAAATCATCCTAATAATAAAATACCAGAAAATACCTACGAAATCTTATTAAATCTTTATAAGCCTAAAGCTTTTTTATTCGAAAAACAAAAACGGTTTAGAAATAAAAGTTGGAACGTAGATAATACTATACAAAAGTTTTGTAGTCATTTAAACAGAAATTATTTTGTAGATATGATGCATTGTATGTGGTATAGCATACACAAAGCCAATGCAATCAAAGAAATTTATAGATATGAACAAGATGTAATATATGATTATGTTATTCGTTGTAGATTTGATGCCATCATACCAAGAATATTACAATGTTCGGAATTAGATTCAAATATAATTCATCTTAGTCATGATAGACAACAACCTAATATGTTGGATGATTGGTTTGCTGTTTCTTCTAATAAGAACATGAATATCTATACTAATTGTTACAATCTCATGGATTTTGCTTATGATGTAGGTATTAAACGAGATAATTTGGTATGTAATGAAATTTTAATACATGATGTAGTAAGACAATTTGGCATATCGACATCAATACTTCCAAATTTCAAGATAGAATTTGTAAGACCTTGGACATAAAATTATGATAAAATTAGTAATATTAGATGTGGATGGAGTCTTAACTGATGGTACAAAAATTACCGATGTAGAAGGGAAATCCATTTCAAAAAAATTTAATGACAAAGATTTTGTAGCAATAAAAAAGTTACAAGCTTCAGGAATATTGGTATGCTTTTTAAGCGGGGATAAAAATATAAATGAAGCAGTAGCAAAAAAACGTAGCATAGATTTTTATCACGCAAATACATCTACAGGACATATGAATAAAAAAGATTTTCTTCCTATGTTATTTGAAAAGTATGGGTCAAATAAAGACACCACAGTTTATGTCGGTGACGATTATATAGACGTTCCTGTAATCAATGAATTATTTCACACTTATTGTCCATCTGATTCTTCTAACTGTGTCATTAATATTGTAAAGAGAATGTTAATTAGAAAAGGCGGAACAGGCGTAGTATCAGAATTATATGATGAATTAGTAGATGAACATTTGATAAATGAATGTACATTCGAACAGTTTTTAGAAGTAGATAAAGCTGAAAAGGAAAAAAGAAAATGACTTTATGTGGAATATATAATATTGTAAACAGAATTAATGGAAAAATTTACATTGGTTCATCTACAAATATTGATGATAACACCGCCAAGAGTCGTTGGTATAAACATAAAAATGCATTAAGAAATAATAGACACAAAAACGAACATCTTCAAAATGCATGGAATAAATATGGAGAAACCAATTTTACAATTCGAACAATAGAAGAAACATCCGAAAATGATTTGTTAAAAGTAGAACAACAACATTTAACTGTTGCAAAATTTCAACCTAATAAATATTATAATATTTCCTTCGTTGCTGAGAGGCCTGAAATGAATAAAGAAACAAGAAAGAGAATATCTAAAGCTTTAACTGGTAAAAAACTTTCTAAAGACCATATAAGAAAAATGTCTTTGTCATTGAAAGGAAGAGTGTCACCAAATAAAGGACTCCCAATGTCCGATAAACAAAAAAGAAAATGTAGTATTGCACACAAGGGCAAAAAACAATCAGAAAAACACAAAAAGAATGCGGCAAAATTACGTGCTAAAAATTATATCTTTCTTTCACCAAAAGGAAAATTAGTTTACATACACAATCTAAGTAAATTTTGTAAAATTCATAAATTGAGTGGTAGTCACATGTGTCAATTAGCAAAAGGAAATCCTAAATATAAATCTCATAAAAAATGGAGGTCTGTATCATAATAACAAATGTGTCACGTCTTGGAGATTTCTTGTTGACTCTTCCTGTAGCTTCTTGGATTCATAAAAATCAGGGAAAGAAGATACATTACGTCCTAAGTGACAACTTCCCTCTATACAAGAAAATAGAACCACTTGTAAGACTTCAACCATTTGTAGAAGATGTTTCTTATGTTAATGTTGGAACTAATGCGTTTGACCCTTCCCACTGGAATTTTAATCCTAAACAATTCGGCATAGAGGGAAATTATATCAACATGGGATTTTGGGAATATCCTGGAAAATATCTGCCACAATTTTATGCAGAAAAATATGGATTGGGAGTCGATAATGATTTTGTTTTCAATTTGGGAAATATCACAATCGAAGAAACAGAACCATACAGCGTTTGGATAGAGGCATCTTCTTATAGAGAAGAATGCGGAAAATTACGTAATATAGTTCCTTCTGATTGTATCGAATTAAAATCTGATTTCATCAGCGATGCCATTTATGCTAAACATGCCGAGGAAGTGTATGCTACTATGGGGGGGTTTATGATAATTTTAGACCTTTGCAATATTCACTGTAAAGTATATGCGCCATTTAATCTGTTAGAAACAAAATATCTTTACTATCGCAATAATCACGATTATTATTGTATATGAAAGTTTTAGTGTGTATTCCTAATTATGGAACAGGAAACAGAGAGTATCTTAATATAACTCTGTCAGAATATTCTACGTACAAAAATCAAGAATTAGAAATACATCTTCTTTTAACGGATGAGATTGACGTTTCTGAGTTTTCTACATTAAAAATCATAAAACATTTTTATCCAAAAGAGTTAGGACATTTTTTAACTCATACTCATAAACAAATATTCACACAAAATCTCGAATTATTTGATTACTTTCTTTACATAGAAGATGATATTCTATTAAAAGAATCCTCCGTTGATTTATTTATGGAAAATATAAATATTCTTCCTCATAATATGGTTTTAGGATTTCTAAGATATGAATACAAGAAAGATTCAGATTACATGTATTTAATAGATTGTCATCCAGAACATTCGGTTCATAGAGGAGGAAAACAAATAATAAGAACAAATTATACAATAGGAGAATCTGATTATTTTGAATTATATAATGTTCATCAAGGATGTTATCTTCTTTCAAGAAACCAATTAATATTGGCAATAAAAAGTGGGTGGTATTTTCATGATCACAGATATGGTGGATACGCAGGAATTCTTGAATCTGCTGCGTCTGATGTTTATTGGAGATGTGGTATAATAAAAGTCACACCAAGAAATAAAATAAATGAACTATTGATTCATCATCTTCCAAATAAATATGTAAATTGGTTGCCGGATGTATATCGGGAAGATAATGTTCCTGATACAAATAAATTAAAGGTTATAGAAAATGAACACAATCGTATTATATTGTAAATCTTATCATAGAGACGTTGAACGAGTAAAGATACTATTAGACTCGGTAGAAAAACATAATAAGGATAATATACCTTTCTATATCTCTGTTCCCTTTACAGACATTACCATATTTAGAACATTTTTGGGTAATAGATCCACTTACACTCTAATTTCTGATGAAGATATTTTAGGAAAAAACCTAGAACAATCTTGGATGAACCAACAGATTGTAAAATCAAGCTTTTGGAAATTAGAAAACTGTTTCAATTATGTTATGATTGATTCCGACAGTTATTTTATTAGAGATTTTTTTGTTAAAGATCTTATAAAAGAAGGAGTAATTCCATATACAGTAATACATGAACAAAAAGATTTGTTTCAATGGACTGCAAGAGTAAGACAACAGTTGGGATTTAATCCACAAGAAAGTTTTGCAGAATGCCGATTTCCTATAATGGAATTATTTGGAAGAAAAGGAAGACTTTATGATTTTGGTCCCAGTCCTGTTATATGGTCTTGTGAAGTATGGAAAACCTTAGAAGAGGAATATATTAAAGAAAATAACTTGACATTTGAACAACTTATTCATACAGTAAATAGTGAATTTTCTTGGTATGGTGAGTGGTTATTGGTAAGAAAACCCATAGAACTTTGGCCTATTGAACCTTTGTTTAAAGTGTTTCATTATTTGCCTCAGTATCAGGAATTAAAACAATTAGGATACACAATTGATGACTGGAAACAAAATTATTTAGGATTTGTGATGCAATCAAGTAGTGGATTACCTTTGATTTATTAAAATGAAAATAAAAAAACTAGTACTAGCTAAAAATAAAACAAAAAAAGATTTGATTTCTGCTTTGCAAGATGTATTAATTATGCATGGTTCGTGGGGAGATGGGGGAAATTTGGATAAGGCCGTTAGAAAAAGAATTCAGGAAGTATTATCATAATATGAATTCACCAATGACATTTTGTATCGGATGTTGTAACAATTTAAATTATCTTAAATTGGCGATTCATTCCGTTCGGACATATTCCTTTTTTAAGGATGCACCATTTATAATATTTGCTGAAAATTGTATAGATGGAACCTACGAATGGTTGGAAGAAAATAAAGATAAATACAACTTAACAGTTTTAATAGAAAATAATTCAGAGGAAGAAACTAAAGGAATTGGTGGAGCGATGAATCTTTGTGCAAAACACGTAGAGACTGAATATATTATGTTTCTGCATGCCGATTTTTTTGTTTCTGTTAATTGGGATTTAGAAGCACTTAAGGCATCTAAGAAACATGATGAACCATTACATAGTTCAAGACCTTCAAGACCAATATGGGTAAGTTCACAACGATTTCAACCAAATATCTTTAATGAAAACAATAGACCAGGAACATTAATGTTTCCTCTTTCGGAATTTGGTTATAAACATGATGATTTCAATGAACCATATTTTATTGAGTATGCTAAACAATTTTCAGAATTAAATTCAAATATAGAAATCGAAAAGGGTGAAGGAGTATCAGGGTTAATAAAAAAATGTTACTGGGATTATATCGGTGGAAACGACCCAAGATTTCAACCAGCATACTGGGAAGATACGGATTTATTTATAAGAATGCAATTGAATGGATATAAATTTGTCTTGACATCTAATTCAGTTGTTTTCCATTTTGGGAGCCGTTCTGATAAAAGTAATTTTCCTACCGATGAAATTATTCGTTCTGATAGGTCCAAGGTATATGAACGTAGAGGAGCAGAAAGATTTTTTCAAAAATGGGGGTTTTGGCCTGTACACACAGAAAACCAATTTGTTACATTCCCACCAACAATTGATAAAGAGAAAGTAAAACACTTAATAAGATTATGAAGTTTGTTACAAATAACATAATAAAATATGAAAATTTTAGCATCAACATTAAATCACAATTTACCAGAATTAACTGATAATTTAACAGAACAACTCAGACGTTCTAAATTTACAGATTATGAATTAATGATAGTAGATAATGGCTCTAAAGAACCAATAGCAAAATCTACTACACATTCTTCGCCTGAAAACACATTTTTTGGTGGAGGTGTGAATTTGATACTTGATTATTTCTTAAATGAAACCAATCATGAATATCTATATGTTTTTAATAATGATTTGATATTTCATGGTCATGGATTCTTAGAACAATCGTTGAAAGAAATAAAAGAATCTGATGCGGATGTTTATTCTCCATCCATAATCAACATGTCTATTGACCAATGTGCGTGGAAACAGATGCATTGTTGGGGAACGGGGAAAATAAGAGAAGTAAAATGGATAGATTTTCAATGTCCATTATTAAGTCGAAGATTATGTCAACATATCAAACAATATCCTGATGAATTAATATTTGGCTGGGGAGTTGATTTCTTTACAGGAATGATTTGTCAAGAATTAGGATATAAAACCGTTGTATCTGATAATAATTCTATTGGACATCTCAATTCACAAACTTTAAAATTAAATAAAATAAACATAGGATTGAATGAATTTTGTCAACGTGCAGATGCAAATATGTTTTCTTTCTTTAATAACAATGAAAAATATAAACCGTTGTTTTATGAATACAGACAATGGGCAACAAGTTACACTATATGAAATTACTTACTGAAATAGCAAAAAATTATAAAACCGACAAAGGCGAAGAAGGACATGTTTATACTGAAGTATATGATGATTACTTACTAAACCGTAGAATAGGTATAATGAACTTTTTAGAAATAGGTGTATTCGATGGTGAATCGATGAGAATGTGGAGAGAATATCTACCTAATGCAAATATTATAGGATTAGATATAAATCCCGAATGTAAAAAACATGAAGGAGAAAGAAATAAAATTTACATAGGTTCTCAGACTGAGGAAGTCGTGTTATGGAAGATATTTAATGAAAATAAGCCTATATCCGTTATCATAGATGATGGTAGTCATCAATGGAATCATGTAATTCAGACGTTTGATATTGCATTTTCTCTATTAGCTCCTGGAGGATTATATTTCGTAGAAGACTTACATACATCATATGCCGGTTCTCCTTGGTCTATAGGACCTGTAAGCGCAGTAAATTATCTAAAGAATACTATAGATGACGTTAATCTAAGAGGAAAAAGTTTTATGGGGTTAAAAGAAACAGAAGGGAAACCTTTATCTTATAATGAAAGGTATATTGAGTGGGTTCATTTTTACAAAAGTTTATGTATCATTAAAAAACGACAAGAACCATTATGATTGGTTGTGAATTACATGGTAGATTAGGAAATCATCTTTTCCAAATAGCAACAGCACTATCTTTGGCTAAAAAGTTAAATACTAATGTCATAGTAGAACCTTTTGCTGAAGCAGGTCATAGAGGAATAATTCCTACTGACTTGAGTGGATTTTCTTATTCTTTTGATTATGGGAAAACTTCTTTTGAGGGTGTGGGTGAACTCTCATTCGAATATTCTCCATTACCTATAAAAGACAACATCAAGTTAGCAGGATTCTTTCAATCACATAAATATTTTGATGATATTAAGGAAGAACTTATAATCAAATATTTTTCTCCTTCTGTTTGGGTGAAAGAAATTTCAAAAAAATATAATCCGTCTGAAAATTCTTTAGGTATATGTGTCAGAAGAGATGATTATTTAATGTTACAACAAAATCATTGTGTATTAAACGAAGACTACTATCAAGAAATTTTTTATGATATATTTCATCAAGTAAATATAAAAGATATATTTGTGTTTTCGGATGATATGGTTTGGTGTAGAGATGTATTTAGCGATATAAATGCTAGATTTGTAGAAGAAGATAAATTTGTTCAATTATACTTAATGACTCAAATAAAACATTTGATACTAGCTAATTCTACTTTTTCTTGGTGGGGAGCATATCTAAATGAGAATAAAGGTAAAATATATGTTCCTAACCCTTGGTTCGGACCAAATAAATCC